GCGTTTATTACACACCCGCAACTTTTGAAACTTTTTTTGAGAACCTAAAATGGCATCACCGAACCCAATACCAACAGTATTAAAACTGATAAAAGGGAACCCAGGGAAGCGCGCCGTAAACAAAAGCGAACCGAAGCCAAAGAAAGCTATACCACGTTGCCCGGCTCACTTATCATCCATGGCAAAAACCAAGTGGAGAGAGTTAAGTAAGCAATTTTTTAGTGATGGGATCTTAACATTGTCTGATGCCTCGGCTTTAGAAAGAGCTTCCGCAGTATATGGGAGACTCAGGGAGTTAGAAAAAGCAGTGAAGATTCGAGGCTTCTCTTACGAGACAATAAACACGCAGGGTGAAATATCATTCAAAGTTAACCCTGATGTTGGATCACTGCAGCGCGAAGAAAAGCAATTTGAATCATATTTAAGTCAGTTTGGTGCAACCCCATCGGCAAGATCTAAAGTTTCAACAGTAGATCAGGTAGGCCCAAGCGACCCACTTGCTAAATACGGCATTTAATGGCAACGCTTGTATCTTCTTGTCAATATGCTGTAGATGTATTGTCAGGAGATGTCGTTGCCTGCAAACAAGTTAAGCAAGCATGCCAAAGATTTTTAGATGATTTAGATTCTTACGATTGGATATTCGACCAAGACAAAGCAATCAGAATTTTAGAGTTTTACCCTGATTTTATAAGGCACGTCAAAGGCAAGTTATCCGGACAACCTTACGAACTTTCAGATTGGGAAGGCTTCATTTTGATAAACCTTTTCGGGTTTGTTGATGATGTGGGTAACAGGCGATTTAGAACAGCCTACATTGAAGTAGCGCGTAAAAACTCAAAGAGTACCTTTTGTTCTGGTATCGCTTTGTACATGACATCCCTTGACGGTGAAGGAGGCGCAGAGGTTTATAGCGCAGCGACCACCCGCCAGCAGGCTAGAATTGTTTTTGGTGATGCAAGAACAATGATAATGAAATCAGCGCCTTTAAAGCGCTTGTTTGGTTATCACAAGTTAAACATTCACCACTTAAAATCATCAAGTAAATTCGAACCGCTTTCAAGTGATGCAGACACGCTAGACGGTTTAAATATTCATTGCGCTGTAATCGATGAAATCCACGCTCATAAATCAAGAGACGTTTGGGACGTTGTAGACACTGCAACGGGATCGCGTGAACAGCCTTTAATTCTTGCTATCACTACAGCGGGATTTAATAAACAGGGTATTGGTTATGAACAAAGAGGGTATGCAGTCAAGGTTCTTTCGGGCGTTACTGATGATGATACTTATTTTGGAATTATTTTTACACTTGATGAAGGTGATGATCCTTTTGATGAAAAGAATTGGATTAAAGCAAATCCGAACTTGGGTAGATCTAAAAAACTCTCAGACATGCAGCGACACGCCAAAAAAGCAAAAGAAATTCCAGCAGCCTTAAACAACTTTTTAACCAAGCACCTTAATATTTGGGTAAATGCTGCAGTCGCTTGGCTTGATATGATCAAGTGGGGCAAGCTTCCAGAGCGCACAGATTTAGAACATTTAAAAACATTACCCTGTTATATCGGCCTTGATTTGGCCAATAAATTAGATGTTGCGGCAAAAATAGCCGCATTTATTGACGGTGATAAAATTCATTTTCTTTGTAAATTCTATTTACCTAAACACGCCATAAACATGAAAGCTAAAAGCATCGGCAACATGTATGAAACATGGGCTAGAGATGGTCATTTAACCCTAACCGATGGCGACATTATAGATCATGAAGTAATTGAAGCTGATCTTAGGCAGGACATGGTTGATTTTAACGTTCAAGCGGTTGGTTATGATCCTTGGGGCTCTACTCAATTGGCCATCAGGCTTTCAAATGATGGCGCGCCAATGGTTGAGATACCCCAAACAGTTAAAAATTTATCAGAAGCCATGAAAGAAGTAGAGGCTAGGGTTGTTGACGGCAACCTTCACAAAGATAAAAACCCCATGATGGACTGGATGGCTTCAAACGTCATTGTGAAAATTGATAAAAACGAAAACTACTTCCCAGACAAAGAGCATAGAGACAACAAAATCGATGGAATGATGGGTTTATTTCTTGCGGTAAACAGAATTATTTGCTCTGACGATTACGGCGTAAATTATAACAACTCGGATCTATTATGCTAATAAAAACAATTCAATTCCTATTCTTTTTGGTTGGAATAATGGGCGCTCTTTCAATTTCATACGGCGCTTGGCTAATCTATTCTCCTGCAGGATTTTTAGTGATAGGCGCTCTTTGTATGGCTTTTTCTTACATGGCCGCGAGGACCTCTAAATAATGTTTATGAAAAGCATGTTTCAGAATCAGACGTCTGACAAATTACCAACTGGACCGCAGCAGCCGGAGTGGTTTAGCAGTATGTTTGGTAGAAACGCACGAAGCGGCGTACAAGTCACAGCCGATAGAGCTATGCAATTAGGCACACTACGCGCATGTGTAACCCTTCTTGCTGAATCAGTGGCGCAATTACCCTGTATTTTATACAAGCGTGATGGAGACCAGAGAACAGAAGCTGTTGATCATCCACTTTTCAGATTGTTAACAGTTCAGCCAAACCAGAAAGACACATCGTTTGAATATTTTGAATTTGCGCAGGGTCACTTAGGTATAGGCGGCGACCATTACGCAATGATTAAGCGTAATGAAAATGCGGAAATGGAACAGATTATACCGTTGCACCCAGATAATGTTCAGGTAAGAAAAGGCTCTGACGGAATGCCTTATTATTATTTAAAAGAACATGACGAAGTTTTATCTAGCCGGTTTATTCACCATGTAAAATGCTTTAGTGAAAACGGTTATACCGGTTTGTCACCTATTGAGGCAAATACAGACGTCTTAGGTTTGGCGCTTGCAGTTGAAGAACATGCTAGTGGTACATTCTCAAACGGAACAAGTATGAGCGGCGTTATCGAGGGGCCAGCAGGTAAGGCGATCATTGACTCACAAACAAAAGTTGAATCTTTTTTAAGTAAGTTTCAAGAAAGGCATTCGGGGCTTGGTAAATTCTCAATTGCCATGCTGCAGCAGGGTTTAACTTACAAACAAATGTCAATGGACAATGAAAAGGCGCAACTTTTAGAAAGTCGCCGTATGTCGGTTGAGGAGATATGCAGGCTTTACAGAATACCGCGCCACATGGTTCAGGACGATAGCAAAACCAATTTTAATACGGTTGAGCAGCTTTCTATTAACTTTGTTATATATACGCTTTTACCGTGGCTTAAACGACATGAAGCGGCAATGATGCGAGACTTTTTATTGCCGTCAGAGCAATCAGAGTATTACATACAATTCGATGTTTCTAGTTTATTGCGTGGCGATCTTAAATCTCGATATGAGTCTTATGCAATCGGTCGTCAGTGGGGTTGGTTGTCAGTCAATGACATTAGAAGGTTGGAAAACCTACAGCCAATTATCGGCGGCGGAAAATACCTCACACCTCTTAATATGGTTGATTCTAGCCAGATTGAACAAACTTACAAATCCGGCTTAGTAGACGTCGATCAACAACAAATTCAGGAGATACAAGCGATATGTCGAAGATGATTAATTATCCCATCATTGCCAGTCAGGTATTTAACACGCCTCTTTATGCAACCCCCGATTTAGCTTCATCAATCAAATCTTTTTTATTGCCAAAATTAACAGGCTCTCAAACCGCAGATATTGAGATGGGCAGCAAGGACGAAGCAGGCAATAGGGTTTCTTTTAATCTTGTTGGTAACTTGGCTATTATTCCAGTTCACGGCGCTTTAATGAGTCGGCGCGGAAGTATGGACGCAGCTTGCATGGAAATTGAAAGCTATGATCGTGTTACTAGTCGAATCTCTGAAGCTCTCGACAATAATCAGGTTGAGGCTATTGTTTTGGACTTTCAAAGCGGTGGCGGCATGGCTATTGGCTGCAAAGAAGCAGCAGACTTTATATTTGCTGCAAAAGATGAAAAGCCTATTTATGCCATTGCTAATTTTGTAAGCGGCAGCGCGGCTTATTTCATGATGTCGGCTTGCACCAAAATATATGCTAGTCAAACATCTATTGTTGGAAGTATCGGCGTCATTTGGGAACATGCCGATTATTCAGGCGCACTAGAACAGCAAGGGGTTAAAATCACCACCTTATACCGTGGTGACAATAAAAATGATTGCACTCCATATGAGGGATTAACAGAGCAAGCGGCTTTAGATGTTAATGAGCGCCTTGATGATGCTTATGAATTATTCACCAGCAGCGTTGCACAGTATAGAGGTTTAAGTATTGAGCAAGTCATTGCAACCCAAGCAAGAGTTTATCAGGGGCAGAGAGCAATTGACGTGGGCCTTGCTGATGAATTAATGACACCCCAGCAGGCAATTAACCAAATATCACAATTACACCCAGTTGTAGCAGTGCAAACCCAGTCTATCGGGAATCGCGCAAAATCAATTGGAATGAATTCCAAACTTTAGCCAAGCGGCGAAGAGGAACAGCAGGCGGCAATATTGCCGCCTTTTTTATACCTTAAAATTAGGATTTACAAAAATGTCAAATATTAACGAACTTCGCCGCCAACGCGCTGACCTAAATACTCAGGTTCAGGCGTTAGCAAAATTAGAAGCCGACGGCGCACAATTGACAGCTCAGCAGCTAGAAAGCTTCGCAAGTCTTGAAGCCGATTTTGACGGTTTAACCCAGCAAATTAATCGCATGGAAAAAGCCGAAAAGATGGCCGGCCAACACGCAGCTCCTGTTCAAGCTTCAAGCGTTGCACCAGTAATTCACGTAAAAACCGAAGCTTCAAAGTATAAAGGTTCAGCCGCAGCACGAACTATCATGGCTATTGCAGCTTCCAAAGGTGATTTGAACCTTGCTGCAAACTTTGCACGTAATGAGATACGTGATAATGATGTTGCAATGGCAATCGAAACATCAGTCGGATCTGGTGGATCTTTAATTCCTACCAACACAGCTAATGAAGTGATTGAATTGCTACGACCTAAAACCGTGGTTTTGGCGCTTGGTGCCCAGTCAATTAATCTTGTCAATGGTAACATGACATTGCCAAGGCTTGCCGGTGGTGCGACTACAGCTTATGTAGGTGAAGGATCAGACGTTAACGCAACTGAATCAACGCTTGATGATGTTAAGTTAAGTGAAAAGACAATGATTACACTCGTTCCATTGTCAAACCTTTTGATTGGTCAATCTGGTATTAACGTCGAAAACTTGGTTTTAAATGACATGCTTAACTCCATGGCTGTACGAACTGATAAAGCCGGTTTACGCGATGACGGAACAAACGGAACGCCCAAGGGATTCAAGAAGATCGCAACTGATGCGAGTCGAACTGTTTCTTTTAATGGCTCTGCTGACTTGGTAACTATTGATGCCTATTTGGACGTGCTAATTTTAACATTGATGAATAGCAATTCAATGTTAGTGACCCCAGGCTGGGCGCTTTCACCTCGCACATATATGGCCTTATTTGGTCTGCGCGATGGTAACGGCAATAAAGTTTACCCAGAAATGCAGCAGGGTTTACTTAAAGGCTACCCGGTTAAACATACTACTACCATACCTGTAAACTTAGGTAGTGGCACAAATGAAACGGAAATTTACTTTGCTGATTGGAATGACGTGATTTTTGCTGATGCTGGTTCAATGTCTGTTGATTTCTCAAAAGAAGCCACTTACAAAGACAGTTCAGGTAATTTAATTTCAGCCTTTGCAAGAAATCAGTCGGTCATTCGCGTAGTTGCTGGTCATGATTTCGGCTTTCGTCATAACGAAGGTTTAGTGCTTGGTACCGGCGTAACTTGGTAGTAAACCGTTAATTCTGGCGAGCTTATTTATTAAGCTCGCTTTTTTAATTCAATCGAGATAATTAAACATGTCAAACACTCCAAAAAAAGAAGTTATTAAAAAAGATGAAGTTTCTGAAGGAATAACGGTAGTCACATTTATCAGACCTATCGGTCGGTACTCAAACGGCGACACCGCCACTTTTTCAGTTGAACAATGTGCCGCATACATAAAAAGCAAAGCCGCCGTTGCTGGTGATAAGCTTCCAGCAGTTAAAAAAGAAGATTAACGGGAGGGGGTTAATACCCCTTTTAAATTATGCAATTTATAACTATTCAGCAAGCAAAGCGCGAGGCTCAAGTAAGTGAGTCAGGTGTTGATGACGATCCTTGGTTTAATGATAACGTACTGGTGGCAAAATCATTTATCGAAAATAAAATTGAGGGCTTACTGTTTGAAAGTCAAGCTGATATTGATGCGGCTAAAAGCTCAAACAACCCTCCTAACGCGGCTTTTTTAATTGACCCATTAATTAACAAGGTAGCGGCCATGCTTGTTGCTGATTGGTTTAGTAATGGCGCTATGTCAACGCCAGACGGTTTTTTTGACATGCTTTCGCACCTAAAGCCAGATTATTCAGCATGAGAAATGGTCGCAGTGGCCGCACTCAATTTGAGAACCCAAGATCGCTTAAGCATAAGGTTGATTTTTACTCTACTCCAGAAGTTAAAAATGATTTTGGTGAAGCTGAAGCAGGCGATCTTATATTATTATTTGATGCAAGAGCCGAGGTTTTAAGTTTGGACGTTGAAAACGGCACCGTTAGTGAAGGGCTTCAGCGTCAATCTAATATCACGTTAAGGTTTAGATACATAAGCGCAATAAACGAAAGTTTAACGATGCTGTTTAATTCTGAATATTATGAAATTCAATCAATCGAAAACGTTGGAGCCAGCAACGTGGAGTTGATGATCAATGCCTCAAAGTTCATACAAAACAACGGGGATTAACAACCTAGAAAAGGCTTTAACGCAGCTTGGCGAGAACGCTGGAGGCGCTGCGCTTGCTGGCGCTCTTCGTGATGCGTCAAAGCCGGTTATCATGGCTTCAAGAAGGGCTTGCCCCAAGGATAGCGGCGACACAGCTAAAAGCATAAGATCGGAGGTGTTCAAGGGTAAAGGTCGCGGGAAAACTGATAGTGTCGCCACCTTACAAATAGGCTTTCACAAGACAAAAGGCTGGAAAGGGCGGTTTATAGAAGGCGGCGTAAAATCCCATACGATACCTAAAAAGCCATTTAAAAAAGGCCGTAAAAAGCGGGTTGTCGTGGTATTTGGTCAAGATGCGGTTTTTAGTTCTGCTGTTCACCCAGGTAAAAAAGCGCACCCGGTTTTACTTCCTGCTTTTGAGCAATCGTACAGAAAAACCACTCCTATTTTTATCAAAAGATTACGTGAACGGATAATTTTACAGGCTATAAAGAAATATGGAAAAAGCGCTTAATTCAATTTTACTGAACGATTCCGGTATTAATTTATCTGTGTCTGGTCGGGTGTCTATAATGCGTAGGGATGACTTATTCCCCGCTATTACCTATGAAAAAACCAGCAAAACCCAAGAGCTAGACGCAGGCGGTCGCCCCATGGGGCCTATAAAAAGCTCTTTTCAGGTTACTGCAAGAGCAAAGACGTATCGTGAAGCCAAAGAAATATCAGACCTTATTGCTGCTAGGTTAAATGGCTTTACCGGTGAAGAGTCGAACGTGAAAATATTACTGACTTTGCAGGATGGGGAGTCATCAAGCCAGCTTACTGATCCAGACATCACCGAAACAACCTTAGATTATACGTTTTACCACAAATAACAGAATTTAAACTTTAACCACTAATAGCCGCTTCATTGCGGTTTTTTTGCATTTTACAGGAATGATAAAAATGACGACTTCAATTATTGCAGGTTCCAAACTTGAATATTCCATCGATGATGGAACAAATTACATTGAAATTTTAGGCATTCAAGAAATGCCGGAGTTCAAAGAAGAATCAGGCGAGCGCGAAACTACCACGGTGCGCGATACCGTCAAACAGTTTGCGCCTGAAATGGACTCACCAGCAGAGCAAACATTAACAGCGTTTTATCTTAGAACTGATGCGGATCAATTAGCATTCCGCACCCTTGCGAGGTCAAAAGGCTCATGCTTATTTAGGACAACTTATTCAGACGGTGATTCTCTTACCCTTCCTGCAACCCTGAAAAACTACGGCATTTCATCAGGCGATGCGCCAAGCACTAAAATGTGGACGTGCGTTATCCGCAGAACTGGATCAATCACATTTGCAGAGGCGACTAGTTAATGGATTTTTTAAACAAACTTCAGGCTAGAAGGGATGAGGTAAAACCCATCCCTGTAAAGCTTGAGGATTTGGGCGTTGAGGTGGAAATACTTCCGCCTTTTCTATCCCACAGAATTAAGTTAATTCAAAACGAAAGCGCACAAGACAAAAAAATGTATTCGTTTTTAGTGGTGGCAAATTGCCTGTCTATTAACGGAGTTAGGCAGATAGACATCTTGGGATATGAAGAGTTGGCGCAGTATATGGATCTGTTTACTGAGGTTGATTTTTTAAATTTATTTACCGAGTGCGAAAAAGTATCAAAAACAACCATTAAAGACGTAGAAGACGCTAAAAAAAACTAATCGGCGCTGAAGGGCTGATGTTTGCCTTTCGATTAGCGCGTGACTTAGGAAAAACAGTGGGTGAACTATCTAGCATGACAAGCGAAGAGTTCACCTATTGGATGGCGTTTTATGATTACGAAAACGGGCAAGCCGCCGAACAACTCAGGAAGAAAAAAACCTAATGAGTAAGACTGTATTAGCTGAATTAGTCACTAAAATGACGGTTGAATCAAGCCAGTTCAAAAAAGAGCTGGAGAAAACAACCGCTAAAACTGTGAGATTTTCACGCAGCCAAACACAGGCCGCGAATGATACCGGTAAGCTGGCGGCTAGCCAAAAAAGAACAACAGCAAGCACCAGTAAAATGTCTAACGCATTTAGGCAAGCTGCAAACTCAGCCGCTACGTTGAGCGGTCCTATGGGCGGCATATCTAGCCGATTGGGAACGCTGGCAACTGGTATGGCTACGGTTGGTGTCGCTGGTGTTGCTCTTGGCGCTGGGATCGGTGCAGTTGGCTTTGCAGTTATTGGATCTATTGGCGCATTTTCTAGGCTTGAGCAGGGATTATTAAGAACTGAAGCACTAGTTAGATCAACGGGTGGGGCTTCAGGCAAAACAGCAGAAGAATTGGAGGAGTTAACCAGGAGCGTTGCGCTTTCGACTTTGGCCAGTGTTGATGGTGTTAGAAGTGCCGTTAATGTTCTGCAAACTTTTAAATCTGTTCAAGGCTCGACTTTTGAGCGAACTATAAAGCTTTCACAAGATTTAGCTGCTGTCATGGGGACCGACATCAAAAGCAGTGCGCTGCAACTTGGCAAGGCGTTAGAAGATCCTATTTTGGGGTTAAATTCGCTTAGGCGCTCCGGGGTTTCTTTTTCTGAAGCTCAAAAAGACGTTATTAAAAACATGGTTGCAACGGGCAGAACAGCAGAAGCCCAAACGATGATCTTAGACACCCTTCAAAAACAAGTTGGTGGCGCTGGCTCTGCTGAGTCAGGTGGTTTAGCTGGTGCAACAGATACCTTATCTCAAAGGTGGCAAGAGTTATTAGAAGGATTCTCCCAAACAACAGGCTCAGGCGATGCAGTTGCCCACATTCTAAACAGAATAGCCAGCGGCATGAGTAAAGTAACTGATGCAACGTTTGGGACAGAATCAAGGGCAGAAAAGCTATCATCCTTGTTTAAAGAGTACGGGTTGATTCAAGCTAGGCTAGATAGCGGCGGGAGAATATCAACCGCTGCCAAAGATAGGTTAGTGCAGATTAAGGTTGAAATAGGAGCGTTAAATAATCAATCGAAAAAAGAAGGCGAAATATTCAAAAAAGGCGCGACAGACAGGAGGGTTGCAGCCGTTGCCGCCGCTAATTCATTAGCAGACAAAAACAACGCTGCTGGGCTTAAATCTCTTGCATTGCTAGAAAAGCAAATGTCAGATGAAAATGATTTAGTTTATATAAAATGGCAAGAGCGCCTTAATGCAGTTGAAGGATTGATTTTATCAGAAGTCGAAATTAGAAAGCGCGGATTTGAATCAATCGAGGGGTTGCAGAGTTACAACGTAGGATTAATCAACGAGCAAGCTCAACTAGAATTAGATGCAATAAAAACCAAAAATGACAAGCAGATTAGCGCAGAAAAGGCCAAGCAAGACCGTATTTCAGCCATTGCCAAGAAGTCAGCCAATCAAAGATTAATTGCAGGATTGCAAGACGAAAAGAACCTAAAAGATGCCTTTACAGATGTCCAAAACTCAATTGCAGCAGAAAACAACCCAGCAGAGCAAGCAAGGCAGCAAATGCAAGCGCGTCTTGACGTTATACGCGAGTATTACGGCCTAGAGAATGTAGAGGCAGCGAAGGCCACTCAAGCAGGTATTGCGGCGGTGCAAAGCTACAAAGAAGCCATAAGCGGAAAGGATTTATTCGGAACCCTCTCGGCTTCTCTTGGGGGGCTTCAAGACCAAATTAGCGGCACTTTGGGGCAGATGGCTTTAGGTATGACTGATGGCGATGAGGCTGCAAAATCACTCGCTAGAACAATCGTTACTCAATTAACAGGTTCAATGATTAATTATGGTATTGAGCAGGTTATCGCATACGCAACGGGCGCTTCAGCTTCAGTAGCAGCCGAGGCGGTAAAAGCAACTGCTGTAACTGGCGGCATTGCAGCCCAAACCATAGCTGCAACAGCGGCGACAGGCGCGTTAACCGTTGCTGGAGTTGCATCAGGCGCGGCTATAGCTGCAGCAATGGCCCCAGCGGCGGCAGCAGCATCAATAGCAACGGCAGGCGCAGCACCAGCGGCGGCGGCTCCAATAGCATTGGGCACAATCGGCGCAATTATAGCGGCTTTGGTTGGAGGTGTAGCAATTGCGGGAGCCAGAGAAAAAGGAGGACCGGTATCGGGCGGTAAAACGTATTTAGTTGGCGAAAAAGGTCCTGAATTATTCACGCCCGGAGCAACTGGACAGATCACAAGTAACGACAACATGAATAAATTGGGCGGCGGCCAAAACATACAAATGTCATTTTCACCCGTTTTCAACGGCTCAAACCCAGATGAAATAATACCAGCACTAAAACGCAACCAAAAACAATTTGCTCGTTTGGTTCAATCAGTAATCAACACGCCTTATTAGGATCTTAAATTGACCTTCAGACTTACAAAATTTGAAAGCGTATCGATTACGCAAGTTGTTGACGTGCGCTCGACTGGAAACAGGTATAAGCGCTCGCGTGTTGAGGGTAATCAAAAGCCATATTGGATGATTGAACTAGTCACGCCTCCTATGCCATATGCCGAAGGAATGGCGGCGGCAGCTTATCTTGACTCGTTAATGGGTAGCTTGGAGATTATACAATTCCCTTGCCCATTGCCTGAGCTTGTAACTCGATCAGGTGTAACTAATACGGCTATAGACACAGCCGGCACTAAATTAGTTGGGTTGTCTGATTTTACCAATTCTTTAAGCGATGCGGTAAAGGCGGGTGATTTTATGCAGTACACAAATCATCAAAAAGTATACCGCCTTGTAAATGACGGAAACGCCAATTCAAGCGGCGATTTAACCGCTACTATTACGCCGCCTTTATTTGTCGCCACAACGTCAGGAGAGGCTATTAAATACGGTGGAGATGTATCATTCCCGTGTTGCCTTGAAGATTATGTCTCCATGGACGTGAGCGCCAAAAATAGCAAGCTTATTGTATTCAGCATTACATTAGTTGAACAAGGATGATCAGCGTAACAGCGACACAGCGCGCAGCTTTAAGAGAGCACGTAAAACTATCAACTTTGTGCAAATTCAAACTAAGCTCAACGTGGTACTACATTACAAATTCAGACGTTGCGATTGTATACAGCGGCAACACATACGCGCCATCTTACCTGCTAGATGTTGACGACATTGAAATAAGCAGCACACCATCAGTTGAAGACTCTGACATTGTAATCGATGGTAATGATTCTATTTTTACAGGTTTGTTTTTGTCTGAAAATTGGATGAATCAACCACTGCAGATAATCCAATTATACAACGATAAAAACGGCGACTTAATACGCGCTGAGATTGCATATGATGGACTTTTATCTGAAGTGTCTATGAGTACAAATGGCAGTTATGAAATCACTGTGACTGTATCAAGCATTTGGAAAGACTTTGAGAAAATCGCAGGCATAAAAACAAATTCAGCATCACAAAATATTCACTATCCAAATGATACGGGTCAAGAGCATGTCGCAGCGGCAACAAAAGCAACGCCATGGGGTAAAGAGGGCAACGGGAAATCAAACATAGGCGTGAGAAATATCCAAACAAGCAAATTCAACCCTCCGGATGAACCGTAATGAGTGTACTTAATAGTATAGGTAATTTCTTTTTTGGATGGCTAATTCCAGACGTGCCAGCGCCTGAAATCGGTATAGAAGTTACATTTGCAGATACTGACGCATACATATCTGTTAAATATGGGCGAGGCTATGGCGGCGGTTTGCTTGTGTTTCAGGCGTCAAACGATGCAGATAATGACGACATTAAAAACGACCTATTGC